TTGCCGGATATATCACCAATGCAATTCCTAATCGCCTCCTGCCCGAACGGGTTCCCGCCATCGTCTGAAGGCTCTGCATAGTACAACTCGCGGAACACGTTTTCGGGCAGTTGTCTCTGAGCCTGGGCAACCTCGCCCTCTGCCACAATGCCAGCCTCTACCGCGTCGGCCGCCGTCAGCTTGGCGTAATGCCACCCAGGCTCCCCGCCCTCAGCCCTACGCGCCAACTGGTACGCCCAGTTGCGTCTGCCTTTGACGTTGCCGATGATGCGGACGGCTCCCCTTGTGGCCGTCAGGGTGGTTCTGATGGCGAACCACGCCTCCTGGCGCATCCGCGTGGCCTCGTCCAGCACAGCGGCTTGGACATCCTCGCCATATAGGTTGTCCGGCTTCTCAGCCGACTTGAAGGAGATGACCGCCCCGTTGACCAGAGTGACGGTCAGTTCGCTCTCGTTGGCGGTGTAAAGGGTCTGAGGGAGGCCGCGCTTGAGCCTTCTATATGCGATGCGAGCCTGGGGATACACGGGCGAAATCCACCAGAACGCTTGTCCAGGTCGCCCGCTCATTGCTTGTTCTAATATCCACGCAATGCAGGCAACCGTCTTGCCACATTTCGTGGAGCCTTCAATTACGCTGTACCGCTCAGGGCTGAATATCGCCGCCTGTTGCTTCGGATAGAGGGAAGGTCGGCGGTATGAAATGTTCGGGATTGTTCCCGTTTGTGTTGTCACTGGCCGCCTCGATTGAGAATGTCACCTCGCCTTGCGCCAGGTGTATGGAACGCTGGTCAATTGTGATGAGTGGTTCCTTTGGAATCACTCCGTTAATCTCGGAGATTCTGTGCATGATTTTCAACACCATCTGAGTCGCGTCGGCATCCCCGTTGAGCGCGGGTTGCCACCATCTGCTGAGGAGCGTGGTATACCGTTCCATCTGCAGGGCGCGAACCGCATCGGCGGTGCCAGTGGCTTTCCTGGCAAGGTCGGCTAACACTCGTTTGATGTCCTTATGAACGAGCGATTTATCAACACCTAACGTCTCTGCTATCTGCCGTTCGGTAACCCCTGCTTTAGTCAACTCCAGGACTTGGTATCGCCGAGTCTCTGCCGCAACCCGTTGACCCTTCGTTGGACTGTAGCCGGGTTGTTTATCAGCCATTGACCATGCCTAGAAACTCGGCCCTAGCCTCCGGCTTATCCCTGAACGGCCCTGTGAGGTAGTTGGTAACCATCGCGCTGTCTTGCTGGCTTACTCCCCTCGCCATCATGCACAGGTGTTGGGCTTCTACATGAACGGCCACCCCTTCCACATAGGGGTTAATCAGCTCCCCAATCTGTCGGGTCAATCGTTCTTGTATCTGGAGTTTACGGGCATAGCAATCCACCACCCTAGACAGTTTGGAGATTCCCATGACTTTGCCGTTGGGAATATACCCTATTGCCGCCGTCCCAAAGAACGGCAACATATGATGTTCACAGGTGCTAAAAAAGCGGATGTCTTTGCTAATAATCATTTCGTCGGTATCGTCTTCAAACCAAGTCAATAACGTGGATGCGTCCCGGTTGTAGCCTCCAAACAATACGTCCCATGACTTAACGACACGGGCGGGAGTGCCAACAATCCCGTCCCGCCTGGGGTCGTCCCCCAGATATTCTATAACCCGACGAACTGATTCCCCTATGTCAACATCAGGTGTTTCCTCCCACGGGAAATGCACCCAGGAGTCCACCCCTTCAACCTCCTTGTTGACCAGAGCCACCGTGGGGAGGCTGTAACGCTCCATTACAGACGCGGCGGTGGCCCCGCTGTCTATTATGTCGTCAAGGGCAACTGTCGCGCTCTCCGGCGATTCTACGACGTTTACGCCGAACCGCCTTGCGAGGCCAGCGCATACCGAACCGCCTCTGGGGATGCCCCAGACCATCTCGCCTTTGAGGGGCAGTTTTGACAATCTGAAATCAACTTCCTCCCACGTCAGGTTCATCATTCAACTCCTATCATTTTGTGTGTCTGTAAACTGATCCTCCATCCTCGGAGGGTATAGAGTTTTGCAATTGTTGACAGAATGTTGTCACGATCCCGGCCGCTGTTCCCCGTTTCGATGGGCTGAAGGTATCTGGTTTCGGCGTCGATCGAAACAAAGGCCTCTGGAGTGATGGCCGGGTTGGGATGGGGCCAAAGCACTTTCAGGCTATCACAACGCCTGACCACGATTTCCGGTTCCGATAGTTTGGGCGACATGGTGACATAATCCACCTGGGCGTTCAGAGGGCGAGTTCCGTTAGTCTCAATGGCAACTTTGAACCCCTCGTTCTGGATGCAATCAACCAGATTCTGGTCGACCTGCATACTGGGTTCCCCGCCGGAAATAGTCACCCAATCAACCCGACCCAGAGCCACCAAACTGTCCCGAATCTGTCCGGCGTCCAACATGGTATGCGAGAAGAAATCCGTGTCGCAGAACGGACACTGGGAATCGGCCCGTGTCTCCGGCCTCCCATCCCACATATTGCAACCGGACAACCGGAGGAAATGGCTGACCGATCCGGTCATGCCTCCCTCGCCCTGGATCGTGGGGCCGAATATCTTATGAACGCCGTATTGTCGCACTGGCTCTGTCCGTCTCATATAGCGTTATCCTCTCAAGCGTTACACCCGGCCACGCATGGCCCGACTGAGCAAAATCTTTCCATACATCCCAGAACCAGAGAGCCAGATTCTCGGCAGTCGGTTCACCGTCCACCTTGACCTCGCCATCCATGAACCGCTCATCCTCCTCGTTGACCCAGAAGCGGTGGTCGAAATACTTTTCGATCAACGGCTCCACCCAATCGTCCACGTCGGAGAAGTCCACCACCATGCCGTCATCTTGCACCGCGCCGGACACCTCGACCTCCATGCGGTAATTGTGGCCGTGAGGGCGATAACACTTGCCCTTGTGATGCAACAAAGCGTGACCCATCTCCCACCGATATTCCCTTGTGATGCTTGTCGTCGTCATGCCAGCACTGGCTCCTGATGATAGATTGTCGGATCGGCGACCCCGCCATCCCTGAACGCCTCCCGCCTCTCATAGCAAGTCCCACACACCCCGCAATGCAACTCCTGGCCCTTGTAGCAACTCCACGTCTGGGAGTAGTCAACACCGAGGTCGGAACCAATCGTGGCGATGTGGGACTTCTTCAGGTTGATGAACGGCGTCCAGATGTGGAGATGGGGATGCCCATGCCCCTCAACCGCGACGATCTGCATTGCGTTAAACGATTCCACGAACGCCGGACGGCAGTCGGGATAGACGGCATGATCTCCGGCGTGCATCGCGGCTCCAACCCGCTCGGCCCCACGAGCGACAGCGATCCCGAACGCAATCGTCAACATGATGGCATTGCGGTTCGGAACAACGGTCAATTTCATATTGTCGGATTCATAGTGGCCTTCTGGAACATCTATATCGTCGGAGGTCAGAGCAGAGCCGCCTATGTGTGGCTGAATCGCGCTGATGTCGACAATATCGTGCCGGATGCCAATGCCAGCGCATAAGTCCCTCGCGTACTCCAATTCCTTGCGATGCCTCTGTCCGTAATCAAATGAAACAGCCTCAATCTCATCACCTTCGGATTTCGTTCCGATTGCCAGGTGTAAGAGTGTTGCGCTGTCCATCCCGCCGGATATAACGCAGAGTGTTCTAGACAATGTTTCCCTCCCGTTCCCGGTCAAGCGCGGACATGATGCCCCGCTCAACCCCGTGTGTATTTGTTGCGGTGCCTAAAGCAGAATATATCATCGGCGTGGCAAGATAAATCCGAGCCTTGCCATGCCGCCTTGACATCCAATCCTCCGCTTCCAGATATGCTCGAGCAGACATAACGCATATTTTGCGCCGGAATTCCGACTTGACCCCGAACAGAGGATCGTCAGTCGGCTCGGCAAATTCCCTCCAATCGTGTCCATATCTCGCAAAGTCATGGCGCAGGGCATAGCAAGACTTGGCGTCCTTAACCAGAAATTTAACGAACCCGCCCTTGACGTTGGAAAACATCACTCCCTGACCGTACTGATAACCCGCGCCCCAACTGGACGAGTCCACCGAGTTCCAAGGGAACGAGGACATGATCTTCCAACCCGTCGTCCCGAACCCGTGATAGCCCTTGCCTGGGGTCAACATCCTGAACGCCTTGACGATCCACGGGATCAATTGCCTATATCGGCGCACATGCGGCACCATGCCACCGAGGGCGATATGGTCATATTCTTCGAGGTATCTTTCAAGATATTCCCACGGGGAACCGACGTGGAACACTGGCATCGGATGGAGGCCCATATCCTCAAGCCTCCGCTGGTTTGCCAGCGTCGCCTCCGGATCGCCTATGACATCGAGGTTCGCATAATGATCGAACAGTGGCTCCCACCGTTTGACCCAATCGGCGTATTCCGTGAGCTCGATTGCAGTCCCCATAGTCTGAGCGCTAAACGCCCCGGAATCAGCCATTAGCGACGGGATCGGCTGTCCGAATATCGTCTCCATGTCAGCGTCTTTGTAATAGTAGAATGACGTTAGAAAACTCAGTCTGCGCACGTTCCCCTCGACAGCAAGCTGCCCTGCCACGTCATTGCCTGCTGATGACATATATATCCGCATATCCCTGTTTCCCTCGACAGCCGATTTAATGTTTCCGTGGTAGGTATCAGCCAAGTAAATCCGCAAGTCTCTCGACCTCCGTGTCCCCATCGCCCGACGCCATCCAATCATCGAACTTGACCTTGAGCGGTGGCGGCACTCTGAGGCTTATAACAGGCCATAGGGCTTCGTCATCAAGGTCGCCATAGGTTTCGGCCAGATCGTCGAGGGAGGGCGTCTCTCCCGGCCATGCCAGCGGCTCGCTCTCTCCGTTCGCCAGAGCCTCCAGCATGACGTTGACAGCTGGGTTGTCAATCTCGACAGTTCTCAGGAGGGCAAGCAAACTGTCCGTATCGGCTCGAGCCATCGCCGCCAGCGGATCAAGGGTGGCAAGCAATAGGTCGGCCTCGGCCTCGTCTATGTCCAACACCAGAACCGGAACCTCGGAGTCCGGCGTTGTCTCGGCGCGGAGGTGGCCGTCCACCAGCATTAGCCCGTTTGCGGTTTCCCTGGCTATCAGGGCATCCGCGTAACCAACCTCTGCCAATACCCCTCTAAGCGCATCCTGCTGTGCCACAGGGTGGGTTCTCCAGTTCTTCGGGTTGGGAATCAGGTCGGACGCTCTAACCCGTCTCAGTTCCTTGATGCGGTCTCGTATCTGCATTGCTTACTCCCTATGCGCTCACCGGGGTTACTGTTATCGCCACGCGATTCTCTGCCATCGTTCTAACCTTCTCATGGTTGATGGTGTAGGACACGATATGACGAGGGTCATCGTCGGTCAGAATACCACAGTCCACCAGCCCATCAATAGACGGCGCGACGGCGCAAGCCAGCCCATCGTAGTCCATCGGACGACGAGCGTGGAACTGTGTGATGGAAACAGTCGCCTTGTCCGGCGTTTCCCAGTTCGACGGCATCTCGGCAAGGCCCAGGATAAAAGCCACTTCTCTGGCCTCTGCCGACAGCTTCTGAGACACTCTCCAATTCGATTTCCGCAGACCATTCTTCGACAGTCTGTTATCCGGCATAACCTCAATCGTTAACGACTCCATAATTTCAACTCTCTATAACTCCCACATATACCCCCTACGCCCCCTTTAGGGGGCTAGGGGTATATGGTTATAACTACTACCACAAGGGATAACAGTTAACCGTGTGATGGATAACTGTTAACCTGCATATTTCGGCTCGTCACATCCAGCCCCTCAGGTCGCCGTTGGCGCTTGATGTGATAACGGCACGATGACGAGCTGGGCATTTATAGGTCTGCTCGTGTTTGCGAGTGCTATACCCGTTTTTCGGAACGACCGTCATCGGCTTCAAATCATACGGGCAAGACGGCGTTGTTCGTATGCCGAACATGGACGCCTCGTTCCGCTCGACTCTCACCTCCATCGTCACATTCTCCAGCGATGGCGTAAAGCCGATATACCTGATTTTCGTCGCCAAACCACCCAGGAGGCCGCCCCGCTTTCGCTCCCGCTTTGGCAATGGGTTAATATAGTCCTCCCACCCACATTGGACGCACCCGGACGGCTCTGTGGCATAGCACTGCACGAGACGCGCTTCGCATCTAGGGCAAGCGTTCATCACGACACCTCCTCAGGCAGGCCCAGTTGCCCCTCGCTCTGAGTGTTGGCGGCACGCTGTTGTGGTCTTGCTCCCCAGTACCGCAACGGCATCACCAGTTGTGGATTGTGTCCTCTGTCGAGTGCAAACGAATACGTCAGGAAGTTCGGCATTGTCGACGTGTAGACCTGGCCCTCGTCCGTCGCCCAGACCTCAATGCTGGTCGCATTGCCTGACAGGGCGTCCTCTATGGTTGTGGCATCGAAAGCCCACGACGGCGGCTTGCGGAGCATGTGCTGGGCGGCGACAACTTTTTTAACCAAGGTCTGTCCATCCAGCACTGCCACCACTCGCCCGTCCGCCGTTCTTATTGCTCTGCTCATATTGCTCCCTTTCTATCTGTTAACAGATTTCTATATCCCAGTTGCTAATAGGTTGTCATGTGTAAAGAGTTAGACGCCCAGATAACTCGGCCCTATGAGTCACCTGGGCGATTTGCTCACTACACCTCAAAACCTCCTCACCAGTTAGTTTCCGAACTCTCCCACTTGCCGTTGACGCTGGTGAATCTGTCATCCCGTGACAGAGTGGCGGTGATGACTTTCATGGTGGCATCCATGAGGTCGGCCAGATTCTCCGAGGACTGTGGCCCGTCCCTCTCAATCAGAATTAACGCCCTCTCCGCGTATGGCAGACCCGCCGCAAGTTGGGCGTTCTCTCTGATGTTCAACTCCTCAATGGTACAGCCTTTTTCCCACGTCAGCCGAATGCCTATGGGGTCGCGTAACGGCCCCAGGTTCGACTTGCGGTGGTGCAGTGCATAATCGGAGTGGTTCGCGTTGCTCGACTGCGATGATTGCAACTCGAAAG